AGTAGTGAACTCCTTACAATACAATTAACTGTATCAAAATCTAAAAAAGGAAGCAAAAGTGAGTTTAATACTGCTTGGAAAGATGTTTTCTTCAATGATCATGCTGCTTATAGTTTCAATGATGCCTAGCACCTCTGGAATGAAGCCAACCAATGTCAATGTCCATGAGTATTCCAACGGTGAACTGAATGGCATAGAGAGCATCACTGAGGTTACATGGAATAGTATAAAATCCATGAATGTCAAGGTGAAGCTGCCAGTCAAGGCTGAGACTTCTGAACTTCCAATCTCAGTCTACCATGATATGTACAAGTACTGGATGGCTACAAAACATTCTATGATTAGAATTGCTAGTGTAGCTATCCTTTGGACACCAACATCAAGCAAATTTAATGAAATGGCAACATTGATTGTCATTGATGAAAGGTTTAAAAATGATGGTATTAAAGCTGGTAGAAAAGAGTTGCTCAGCACTGGCAAATTGAATATAAACCTTGCTGGTAGTACTGTCACAGCTGTTCCATTTGATCCTAACTTCCAACAATTCATAACTGGTTCTCTTGATTTTGCAACTGATACATTGGATATCAACAAAATCAAGTTTTATATCTCTTTCCCTGATACAAGGATGTCAAACACTGGTTCGACAGCTGGCTTTTTTGACATTTCCTGGAAAACAATGCCAGATAGCAATGGTGTTTATGAGCGCATTCAATGGGATGTCTTTACATTTGAAAGAATGTTACCTGCTGAAGTGGCCATTATGTCAGGTAAAAATAATTTCCAAAAGATAAAAAACTATCTTGACAGGAAATATAATGAAAGGAAAGAAGCTCTGCGTCAACTAGAGGACTTTTCAAATGCATTAGTCTATGGCACAGATCAAGGTTTAAATAAGATGAAGGCAAAGCTTAGTGAAGATACCAATGCTTCACACACACTTATTAGAGATAGTTCTAGAAGGATCAGAGCTATCGAACTGAAGACAATTCAGGATGAATTGTCTGTGGCAAAGAGCAAGCTCACTGATGCTTTAGCAGGCAGTGATATAAATGCAATAAGTCTTGCTAGAGACAATCTGGAAGCTGTGTTTAAAAAGTATAATATGCCTGTACCAGTTAGAGAAAACACTGAGGAAGGCTATATTGTTATAGGTGAAGCTCAGTAATCTAATGGTATCACTGATAATTAATTATCTTATTGCTTAGATTTTAATAATTTTAATTGTCATGTCTATCTATAAAAAAACAAAAAAATGTTAATTTATGTAAATTTATGTATATATTTAAGCTTATCCAGTAGGATTTATATATATAAAAAACAAAAAAAAGTAAAAAAAGTATAAAAAAACAAAAAAAGTGGTTGCTTGCAACCCAAGACATCCGAGCATATTAAAGTTATCAAATAAAATCTTATTAGAGATTATAGACCTACATTTGCTAGTTTGAAAAAGATTAATTGATTTAATTATCTTGTAAGGAGAACACTACT